GCCACCGCCTATTTGAACACCGAGATTTGTGGTGTCTAAAGCAGTTGCAATACCAGCGGCAAGTAATGCACCTTGCACCATTACCTTAGACCCTGCTGTTGGACTTGAAGTGCCAATCCCTACATTCTGAGATGAATTTATGTAGACACTATTAGTGCTATTGGTTGCTATACCAACAGCATTTGCTGCGGGCAAGTAGACACCATTTGTGGGAATTGTTGATCCTGATGGTATAAAGTTTGTTGCAGTTACAGAACGGCCAGCGGTTAAATTAGCCACAGACACTTGTTTGGTTGTGCTGCTCTGAACAATCGGCAAAACTTCTGTGCCCGCTAAGGGGGTTGTTGAGGCAGTTAGCGCAGATATTTTTAAATCAGCCATGTTTTATCCTTTTGTTTTAGCAGTCAGATGCGTCTGCAAATTCTGGGAGCGTTTTTAAATGCTCATACGATTGCTTGATGAAGTTTGATCCGTCAAGATTAGGCTTGTAGTAATAAAATTTGGTTTTTGCAGTCTCACCAATTTTTGTAACTACTGTTGCTGTAACTAATTCTTTTGATCCATTTACGGTTTCAACTTTAATGTAAGCATTTTGTAAATTGACAACAACAGCTTTTGTAGAAACAACGCCAAATTCAGTTGTTGTTGTTGTTTCAGTTCCAGCTACACGATATGTTTTGGTTAGTGCCATGTTTTCTCCTTAAAGCATAAGTGCCATTTGACGCCAAACTGCTGGCGTAACGTTGTAAAGTAACCAATACAATGGTGATGGAGTTACTGGGTCTTGGTTAGTGCTGTTTTGAATTGCAATGTAAACCTTACCATCTGATCCTTTTACTTGTTCACCTGTAACATATGGATTGACAGCAGACCAGACTTCTTTCCAAGCTGCGCCAGTCGTAATTAGTTTAATGCCTGCATAGTTTCCAGGTGGAGACTGATACCAAATTTGCATTGGTGTAGCAAATTTACCGACAACTGGAATGTTTGCAAACAAATCCAATCCAGCATTTGTTTTGTTGCCTTCATAAATTGGATTTGTTGCATTTACTTGGTTTGAATCACTTGCATACTGCCATGTGTAATCTCGAATTGACTCAACTGTATTGTTTTTAAACAAGAATGTTGTGCCATAAACACCACCACCGACAAATGAAATACCAAGGGCAAACTTTGGAGAAACTCTATTAAAGTCTAACAAATAAAAAGCGTTAATCAAACCACTTGCGCCAAAAGGAATGTTAATACCAATTGAACCTGTTGGTACAGTGACAGCCGTATCAATTCGATTGTTGTAAATCCGCATTGGAATGTCTGGCGTGTAAGTTGATATTGAACCAGCATTGGGAACTTTTACCGCAACTAAAACACTGCTGTAGTTTGCATCACGATATGGGTCTGTATAAGGTGAAACATTTGAAGCGCCACCAGAATAAGCGCCCGTAAACAGCATTGTGTTGTTGGTAAAACTAAATCCAGCAGTAGAGCCTCCAACACCATCTAATCTGGTGTTTATGAATGTGTTGGAATCTATGTTTGTAACAAACAAAAGATTTGGCGCAATTTTCCCAGTTTCATCCGCAAGAATATCGCCTTGCTCATAGTGAAAAGTGTTGCCAAATAAAAATAATTGGCGATAACCTGGGCCAACTTCATCTGCTGATGAATCCGAAAACAACACTGTATTACGCTGTTTAATCCAATATCCACGCAACAATCCATCTTGAAAAACGTGATTGTTTTTCCAAATAATATTCATGGCATTTCGCTGTTGCGCCATGATGCTTGGGCCATGTTCAGCATAATTGCCTTCAATTAAACAATTAGTTGAACCTTCTGGTTCTAAACCAACATCATCAATTGTAGACAACCAATTGTTAGACACAACAAATTGGTCTCCCATTGCCCACCAAATGCCGCCTGAAGCACCATTGATGACTGTGTTGTTGGAGATAATTGCGCCAATTAAATATCTTGTGTTTTTAATATCTGAGCCACCAAAGCCAGGACTGCTTGGGCCACCATTGCCATAAATGCCCCAATGAATATCATTGATTTGATTATTTAAAATCTTAGCGTTGTTGGTGTGAGTGAAGAAAATTCCGTCAATTGACATACCTGAGCCAGAACGGGCTGTTTTAGTTTTGGTTGGGTCATAACCAAAAATTTTATTGTCTGAAATAAGCCAATTTTGATTAAGCGCTGCTGTGCCGCCATTCATTGCAATGGTGTTGTAAGTTGTCGCTGCGTCAATTTGTTCCACATACAACAAGCCGCACCCGTAACATTCATTGTTTGTTAAAATTAAATTGTCAGTCCATCTTGCTCTTGCAAGGTAAGCAGTCTCATCACCATTACAAACAAAATACAAATTGTCAATTGCGATATTGGTTTTTTTATTAGTGCTTGGGACTGTTAAATCTTCAAGCAAAAATGCGTAAACCGTATAGTTTACTTGTTGTCCAACTGAGTTTGTAAACACAAAATGTGTTTCATTTGTAGCAGTAAACTCAAATTCATTAGTCCCCGCTACTGGCGTATACGTTGCAATAGTAGTAGGAGATACAATTGTTCCACTGCATCTACGCAATTGATTAGGTGTTGTTCCAAAATTTTGAACAAGTCGGAAACTTACTCTATATTTATGGCCCGCAACTATTGAAAATATGTTGGTTGTAGCCGATCCTGCGCCAATAGCGTCAAGAGCATTTCCCGCAGTAAACACGCACCCTATGTCAGGAGCATTTAAGATAAACTGCTCATAGTTATCGCTAGGCACACCACCATTTTGCCATGTAGTAATTAACTGGCTAGGAGCAGAACCCATCACATCAAAAATTGATGTCCTGTCAAGCGTTGGCTGAAGCAAGATTTTTGAGCCAGTACCAATGCCTTGAATCGTTACGTTTGATGGAACAGTCAAACAATAGCCATCAGTTTGACCAATAACGGGCGCATAAGTTCCTGTTGCAGAAACAAGATAAGTTCCATTAGGAAAATTAACTTGTTTTGCGCCAGAATTTAAAGCCAACTGAATAGCCGCAGTGTCATCTGTTGTGCCATTACCCGTAGCACCAAAATCTTCAACGCTAACAACTTCTCTTAATTTTGTTTGTACTGTAGTTAATACAGCGCCAGTGCCAGCGGGCAAATAAGTTACATTACTTGAAGAAATTGGAATTGTCGCAATAGCCGAAATATTGTCATAAGTGCCAATTAAAACATCACTTGAGTTTTTAATAGTAAATTTATAAGTAACTCCCACAGTCAACCATATCTCACCGCCTGGCACTCGGCCTGAAGAATCCAAAATGATTGGATTGGAGTGAGCAATTGAACCAAGAGATGTTGTGTAAGTGGTGGCAGGGGTAGAAGTGCCAGCAAGATAAGTGTAAATCTTACCGCCTGACAAAACATTGCCATCGTTGTCTAAGAATTGTGCGGCAGCCCCGCCAAGGGGAGAAAGATTAACAGCCATTTAGGTCACTCCAAAACAATTTTGCCGTTATCTTCTTGCAAAAGGTCAAATCCATCTTCTAGCAAGATAACGCCACGTTCATGGGCAATACCAAGCGTACACATAAAGCGATACGCCCTGATACCAAATCCCCTAATCATATGCCAACACCCGCAATAACTTCAAAAGCGTTGGCAGTGTCCGATTTCAACCAAACATTAGGGGGCAAAGTAAACACTTCAACCGATTCAGGAAACATTCCAATCACGTTTTGTGATGGGCTTCCCGCTGTGGGAGTTGTAACAGTTCCAACCGCAACAGCCGCACCAGTTGGATCAGCGGGCTTGTAGCCAAAATACGCTGTGCTAGTGGATAAATTGCGAATACGGTAAGAAATAGCGCTGACATTATCTTGTGTCTTGATTTGAACATCAGATGTTGTAACAAGATAAGTCTGCCCTCTGGGGGTAAATGCGTTCACAGTTGACATTTTTATTCCTCAATAGGTTCATCAAATTATAGGCTCATAAAAAGAAAAAGCCACCCCTTTTGAGGGCAGCCTTTTCAATTATTTCATGCCAGATTAAGGCAAGAAAGTGAGGTCATAACCGTAAATGAACACATCTGCTGTGGCAGCTGCGCCCTGTGCAGTAGTGTTACGAATATACAGATTTGCGCCTGTGATTGCATCTGTTGAAGATGCGGCTGTGTTTACCACCTTAGCAGCAGTTGTAGCACCAGTTAAGGCTGTTGCTGACAAGACTGCTGTACCACCAGCGGCAGGGGCTGTATAAACAGCCACTTGTGCAGTGGTCAAGCTAACGCTTGCATTAGTCACCAAAACATAAGCCACGCTAACACGACCAGATACCAAGATTGGTGCGGTTGTGTCGCCTACAGCGTTAAGGTTAACTGTCTGAGCAGAGCCGATCAAACGAATTGCTTGGTTGGTTGCTAAATTGCTAGGATGGTTACTAACTGTGGTTGCTGCGCCTGGATTAGCCATGATGCGTTTCCTTTCTTAGTTAATTAAGCTGCAACTCGGCAAGCGAGTTCAGGGTACAGAGGAGCCCAACCGTACAACACATCAACACGAGTTGGAATCGAATCGTTGTTAATTGTATATTGACGAACCACACGCATGGACAAGCCCAGCTCCTTATCGGAAGCACGACCAGCGAACACAACGCCATCAGGCAATTCCAAGTCAGCCGTAGCCAAAGTGAAAGCATTTTTGTGCATCACGATGTTTTGGGGAGACACAGTTCCTGTGTTGTTGAATGGAGTCACAACAGCGGTTGCGCTTGTAGAAGTCACAACTACGTTTTGGAACTGACCGCCAGTGATGACAGCGGGGCTGACAACAACGGAAGTAGTACCAGAAGTGGCAACAGTCACATCAGCAGTCACAACAAAGTTACGCAGTTTGCCAGAGCCGTATGCGCTACGGTTTTGGGGGTTAGCTGCGTAGATTCCAGCGATCTGGATCACATCGCCTTGCTTCAAACCAGCGGTAGCGGTTGTAGCAGTCAATGCAATAGTGGACGTTGAAGCCCAACCAGTTGCCAAGAAGCCAGTAGCTGTAGTGGTAGCACAGGCCAATGTAGCAGTAGAGTATGAACCAAATGTTTGGTTCACAACGTTCTGATCCATCTTCCAGTTCATACCAGCAGAGTCACGGCCCATCATGCCTTTTTGGTATTGCTTGCCGATAATATCGGAAGGAACAAACAAACCTTTCAAGCTGTCCACAATGGTTGCGCCCGTGAAAGGCTCAACGATACATGAACGGCGACCATCACGGGGTGCGCCTTCAGCGTCCAGATACGCACCAGCGGTCAAGTAGGTGAGCAAGGATGTAGGAGGGCTACCAGCAGTGCCAACGATGTTGGCAGTGTTGTTTTTAGCCATTGTCAGACCGTCAAAGTCGATCTTGTTGGCAACAGCGGCAACAGCGGGTTTCAACACACGGTCAGAAAACATATCCAAGGACAGAGCCAAGTCTTGTGTTGTGAACTGTGTATCAACGTGGAACTGAGTGGACAAAGTAACGGGAACTGAAGTCTCGTTAAAGTCTTCCACATTCAGCGCTGGGCCAGATGTACCAATGAAACGGCCTGGTCTACGGACATTCAATGTGTTACCGATCTTTGCGCCTGAAACAGCGAATTGATCATCATAGTTACGGTCTACTTCGCTAGAGAAGGTCAACTCGTTTTCCAAGACCATCAACGCTTCGTTGGTGATCATGGAGATAGTAAGCAGATTATTGCTCATTTTATTTCCTTAAAAGAATGGGTTTATGTCAGCGGATTCGCCCTGCAAGTCTAGCCGCTTTCCAAGCCTGATATGAACCATGAAACTCCCCGTTAGAAGTTAGATTCACATCACGCCCATTAGCTGCAGACCTAATCGGGTTGATCGGTGCTGGCGCTTTACTTTTCCCAACAACAGTCTTTGTCTGAGGCTCGGCTTTTTCAAACTGTGCCTCCAATTTCCCAATAGTTCTCAATGCGGATGTGACTGTCATGCCTTGCAGTTTTTCAGCTATCTCAGGATTCTCAGCTAAGTGATACAGGATTCGAGGGCCAACATCTGATTCAAAAATTGCGTCTCGCACTTCGTTGCTCACAACAACATCGGCAGACCCAACCATATTCTCAAAATCTGGCATCTCAGATTTAGCAGATTCAACTCGCTTGGCCCAAGTGTTAATCACTTCTTGCCTTTGAGCCTCTGCCTTTGCCTGAACTTCCTTTTGCTTTTCCTCACCTAATCTCTGATCAACCCGATAATCTGTCAATGCTTTTGCATATTCATACATATCGGTAAACTGCTCTGGTCTTGGTTCTTCAGCTGCTTCAACCTTTTGGGGCTGATTTCTGCCTTCTAGTTCCTTGACCTTGGCTTCTAAAGATTCCCTTGCTTCACGTTCCCGCTGGGCTTCTGCCCTCGCTTCTTCACGTTGCTTGGTTATCTTCTCAAACCGTATCTCCAACTTAGGATTTCGTTTTCGATCCTCTGTCGTTGTCGCTTCCTCTGACGCTTCAACTGGTTCACTCTGCCCATTATCAACCTCTGGCGGCTCTGCACTCGGTGCAGCCTCGCTAGGCTTTGAATCAGCTAAACCCATTCTCTTAGCGTTAAATTCGGCTAAATTTTCACTTGTCACCACCATAGTGGAGACTTTTGGTTGCACTTGTGGCGCTTCCTGAACTTCTGACATTGAGTTTCCTCAAAGAATTTTCCCAATGAGCCTCACTGGTAAGGTTTGGGTAATTATTTACCCTAATTCAATATATGTCAATTACTGTGCCATTTGCCCACCACCTTGAATAAGTGGGTTAGCGCCTTGGCTGATGTCTTGGGCGGCAAATTGGGCATATTGCTGTTGTTCAGCATTTAATCTGTCAATCTCACCCATCAACTGATTAGGTGACATTCTTGCCAACAGAATTTTGACCAAAGCATCAATTTCAGTCTTATTCTGAGAAGTAATTGATCTAGTGTTTTGATCGTTGACCCTGACTTCTGCCATTGTTTCGGTGTTGTGCGCCCTTGCGGTGACATCCATGAGTTTGCGCTTGGTTGCGCCTTCCTCTTTGATCTGAGCAACTTGCGCCCGATTGTTGATCTCAAGGCCAGCCGCTTGAAGTTGTTGCTGGAGCTGCTCAATTGTCTGCTGAGACTG